CAACGTCAACAATTATCCACACGCGATGCTGGCCCATTTACGGGCCGGTGACGTGGTAGACGAACCGGCAGCCAATCCGGAAGGGTTGTTCAGGCGGGGACAGGAATTCGCCCAACAGGGCGAGGATCTTTTGAGCTATGTGCTGGGGCTGACAGACGCAAAGCCCGGGGCAGTTTGTTTCGGAGTTGACGGCGACCGTGCCAGTCAATTCCTGGCACGATTTTTAGAGCGTCACAATCTTTCAATTCAGGAAGGCGGTGAGACCGTGTCTGAAGTCGAAACGGCGGTGGAGTCACTGCCAACCAGAGAAGATTTTGCAGTGGAGTTACTGCAATACACCGAAACATTCGGCGCCGAAAATGGGGCCGCATGGTTCGCGGAAAATGTGTCGTTCCAGGACGCACAAGGCAAACACATTGAGACGCTGAATCGGCAGATCAGTCTGTTGTCAGCCAAGGTCGATGAGTTGCAGGAAACCCTGAACTCGCTGGATCGCGGTGAAGAAGATGGCGGCGAGTTCGCCGAAGCCAATGAAGGTGTTGCGGATGGTCCGCGCACGTTTGCAAGTCGTATCCGCATTGCCGGCAAACACTCGCAGAACTAACAAAACAGGCTGGGCCGTTAGAGCGGCCCAACCTGCAACAACACGCGGCAACAAGTGCCGGGCGCTGCCTAGACACCAGCCATTGCACTTGAAGTCGCCCCAAAAAACAAGGGGTAATTTCTGATGGCTAATGATCTCTATGCAGTGGCGGATTTTGTCGCCGATGCACTCGACGTGGACCGCACTGAAACCAGTGAGGTATTAAACGGTTCGCCGCTGGTGGGTGTTCTGCCCATTGGTGACACCGCCGACGGTTCCAGCACACACAAATTTAATGTGTACACGGGGGCACCATCCGTTGGGTTTCGTGCGGAAAACACAGGGCGGGACTACGACCACAGCATTGACACTGTCACGTCTGTGACTTGTAAAATCATTGACTTTTCGTGGCGGGTGGACAAAGCGGTCGCCGATACGTGGCGCGATGGGCCGGAAAATCTGATCGCACGCGAGGGGGCAAGACATTTGGCCGCCGCGTTGTTCGCTATTGAACAACAAGTGATTTACGGCACCACCAGCCCGGGTGACTCGGGTGGATTTGATGGATTTCTGACGAGCACCAACCTGGACGCGCTGGCCGATGCAATGGTCGTCACTGCGGCGGGTTCCACAGCGTCAGAACAGTCGAGTTGTTACGCGGTCAAGACCGGGTTTAATGATTGCCGGCTGGTTACTCCAATGAGTACCGGGGTGCAATTGGGTGAAACCATTGTGACCGAAGCAAACGACGCAAATTACCCGGTGTACTACACACCGGCCAGCATGTACATCGGCCTTCAGGTTCCGAAGTTCAGCGTCGGGCGAATCGCGAACATCAGCACCACGACGGACAGCAAACCGCTTACGGATGATCTGATTTCTGATTTGCTGTCGACGTTTCCGGCTGGCATGGGTCCAAACTATCTGGTGATGAATCGGACAAGGTTGAAGGACCTACAGCAGGGACGCACGGCAACCAATCCAACCGGTTCGCCGGCCCCATTCCCTGATTCGGCGTTTAACGTGCCGATCATTACGACGGACGCACTGGTCAACACAGAAGCGGTTGAAGCGTAATGTCATCGGCGTTTGAAACCGCAATTCAGGCAGGTTTAGCGGCGGCCCGGCAGGTAGCTGGGTCGTCGATAACCTATGGACGCGGTGAAACAACGCTGACTGTGACGGATGCCGTCCAGGGCGAAACACGCAAAGGCGTGATCGACGTGGGCGGCTCCGAACAGATTGTAGAAATGTGTGACTGGATGATCGAAGTCTCGGCGCTGTCGGGATTGAGTGACACGCCAGACCCGGAAGACACCATCACCCGTGTGATCGACGGCACAACATACACCTGGACGGTGGAACACCGGGAGTTGGGGCAGTCGCACTGGGATTGGTCCGACACGTCACGCACTCAGTACCGGATTCGCACACGCAAAGACGGCGCTACGGCGTATGAACTGAATCGGCGTTCCGGTTGGGATATTTCAGGAAATGAAATCCGATGACGGCATTTGTGACCGGTGATAAGGAACTGGATCGACGGCTACAAACTGTCAAAGGTTCTATTGTCCGGCGGGTGGTCGTTAAAGGAATCCGCGCAGGGATGGCCGAAGTTCGGGACGCTATCCGGTCCGAAGTGCCGCACCGCAGCGTTCGCCGTGCTATTGCAAGCCGATTTCGGAAGCGCAAAGGCTCAAACAGTTATCGCGCCGTTGTTGGGGGTGGTGTGGGAAAACGCAACAAACGACGCGGCGGTACGCGGGGTGGCGTCGGAATAGCGAAAGAAAATGTGCACTGGTATTTGATGGGAACATCGAAGCGGCACAACGGGATTCGAAACACCGGAGCCATGCCAGCACACCAGGCGGTACAGAAAGGGTTTAATAAATCCGCACCAGCAGCAATGGCTGCTGTTCGAAAGAAAATCAAACACGAGTTGCAAAAAGAGATCACTAAATTACGAAAGTAATTCACCAGCATAAAAGGAAACACACATGGCATTTACACCAGTGGTTGGAACCGTCCTGAAAATGGGAACCACAGCAGTAGGACAAGTCACATCATTCAGCCTGGACGGTATCGAATTGTTGACGTTTGACGCGTCCACATTAAGCGATAGCGGCGGCTGGAAAACCTACGCACGAGGCGGACGCAAAGAACCGGGCAACGCGTCAGTCAGTCTGCTTTACGATCCCGACGACACAGAGCACAAAGCAATCGCGGCACTGTTTACGGCGGCCACACCGGCCAACCAAAGTTGGACCGTTGAACTGGCCGACCCAACGCCAACGTCGATCACGTTCACGAGTGCCGGCGGGTCGTTCGGCATCGAAGCCAGCGGTGACGAAGCGGTGACCGCGACGTTGGAATTGAAGCTGACCGGATCAGTCGGACTGCCTGACAGTTAAGGGTGAAACATGAAGGCGCGAATGATTCGCGACTTAGAGGCGTGGCCGTCGATCATGGACAGCCAGCCAGATCTGATTACATGGCGCCGCGGGTTCCCTTGGGTGACCTGCGGCACTGTGTATGACGACGCGCACGCATGGAAGCATTGCAACATCGGACATTCCGAACCGGCGGACGAGGAATGCCGGGTGATGTGCGAACAAAATCCACCGAAAGAATACGAAAAAAACATGCTGGCCTATCACGATCGAGTGATGGCCGAACGGCAGGAATGGATTGAAGAAGTTCAGTTTTTGAAAGAGCTCGCTGAGGTAGACGAGGACGACGAAGAATGGGAATAACACGCGAGACACTTCTGAAACCACTGCCGGTGGACATCGAAGAAGTGAGCATCCCGGAGATGGGCGGCAGCGTCTGGATCAAAGGAATGACGGTCCGTGAGCGGAACATGTTTGAACGGCAATTCCAAAGCCAGAAGGGCGAGCGATTACAGAAGCGGATGTCAGAAATTCGCCAGCGAATGCTGGTGGCGTGTGTCTGTAACAAGAAGGGCGAGCCACTTCTGACCAAACATGACATCGAAGAAATCGGCAAACAACGAGCCGACATAGTCGAACGGCTGGTGACAGTCGCGCAGCGGGTGTGTGGGTGGAGTGATGCAGACGTTGACGATATGGCAAAAAACTCAGAAGAGACGAGCGAGAACAGTTAGCAATACGGCTGGCGAAGATGTGCGGCACTACCGATATCGACGCCGTGTGCGATGGCATGGACGAACAGACTTTTCAGAGGTGGCGAGCGGCGGATGCCGTGGGGATGCTCAATCATACGGATCGGATGTTGGGACTGATCGCGTTCCTGTTGGCGTCATACATGGAAGTGAAGATGGGACGACCGAACGAACTGCAAGAGCTCACCATGCCGTGGGTGCCGCAGGCTGAAGCGGCGTCTGCACAGGATTTGGTCCGAGAACTGCGAACGAAACTGGGGCAAGACTGATGGCAACACTGGGAAATTTGGTCGTCAATCTTAGCGCGAACAGCCAACGGTTTTCCAAGGGTATTGGCAAGGCCCAGCAGCGGCTGACGAAATTCGTTGCAGGCGCAAAAGCCAGTATGGCTAGCGTCGGCGGAATTGTGGCCAAAGTCGGCGGGGCCATCGGCGTCGGCGGGTTGGGGTTCGGTATCAAACTGGCGGCCGATGCGGAATCGGCACAAGTCGCGTTTGCAACATTGCTGGGCAGTTCAGAGCTGGCAAAAAAAGCGTTGTCAGATCTGCAAGGATTCGCGGCCAGTACGCCGTTTGAGCTGGGCGATTTGCGGAACGCTTCAAAGCTGCTGCTGAATGCCGGCGTTAGCACGGACGAATTGATCGGCCGAATGACAATGCTGGGCGATATCGCAGCCGGCACAGGAAAACCGATCAACGATTTTGCGCAGATTTATTCCAAGGTCAAAGCCACCGGGAAAGTTTCCCTGGAGACGCTCAACCAGTTAGCGGAGCGCGGCGTTCCGATTTATGACGCTCTGGCAAAACAACTGGGCGTGAGCCGTGAAGAAATGCTGAAGATGATCAGCAGGGGCGAGGTTGGCTTTAATGACATGCACAACTCGCTGGCGGGTATGAGCGAGGAAGGCGGGACATTCGCGGGCGGGATGAAAGCGCAATCAACGACGCTGGCCGGGTTGTTCAGCACGATGAAGGACAACATCGGGTTTGCGCTGCAAGCCATCGCGGAACAGATCATCGATACATTTGACTTTAAAGCGATCATGGAGCGAGTGATTGAGTTCTCGCAATCGATCACCGAAAACGTCAAAAGCATGGCAGCACCATTTGAACAAGCGAAACAAACGTTCTTCGGGCTCGGTGACGTTGTGGGCACCGTGTTCAGTTTTATTTCCGACGCTTACACAACCGTAGTGGATGGGTTGGCGGTGGCAATCACGGGCGCGGTCGGTATCGCCACGTTTGCGTTCGAAAACATGGGCAACATGGCAAGTCTGGCAGGTAATACGATCCTTCTGGCATTCGTTACAGCATTTGAAACGATGAAGCACTTTTTCCTCGAAGTGCTGCCGGTGGCCGCGGCGTGGTTCTGGGACAACCTGGGCAGTCTGTTCAGTGACGGGGTCAACTTTGCAATCACGACGTTTACCAACATGGGAACGAACATCCAAAACGCCTGGACAGCTCTGTGGGATTGGATCAACGGTGACTCGGATTCGTTCGCGTTTGAATGGAAAGGATTAACCGATGGATTCGTGGCCGAAACAAAAAAACTGCCCGCCATTGCAAACCGTGAAATGACCGCATTTGAAAAGTCGCTGGAAGCCGACATCGCGGCAACTGGAGACAAGATGGACAAAAGCTGGGATCGTCACGTGACGCAGCCGCTCGACGAACTCGCGCGAATGCAGGCGATGGACAAGGTAGTGATGCCAGCGACGCCGCAAGCACCGGAACCACCGGCCGGACCATCGGCCAACCCGGAGACGGAAACGGACTCACCTTGGCCTGTCACAGTGTCCAGCAAAATGGCCGGTATTGCACAGCGCGGCAGTGCTCAGGCGTTTTCGCAGATCATCACCGCCATGCAGGGCGGACAGTCACCGCAGGAAAAACTGGCCAAGCAAGGTAACAAGTCACTGGACACGATCGCGAAGAACACGGATCCGAAAAACAGCGGGCAGGGGCAGCCGGTGGTCCAAGTAGCGGGAGCCGCGTAGATGGCAATCGAAAGCGTCAGCGAAATCATCGAAGCCCGCAAGGGGCGAAACGAACAAGGGAAGCGGTCGTACAGTCGCCAGTTTCTTATCATCTGTACGAGCAAAGATGACAACGTTTTTACCGTGACCGATTCGGCGGCGTTGCCACTGGTCAACAGCACGTATCCGTTCGACCCGACCGCGATTTGCAAGTCAGTAGAGGCACAATGCAACGAGCCGTTCGCGTGGACCTACACCGCGGAATATGACACGGACCAGCCGGAGCGTGACGAAGAAGAGCCAGAAAACGATGAGCCGGTGATTACATGGTCATCAGAAATTTATCAGGAGCCGGTTTTTAAAGATCACGACGAGCACGCGATTTTGAACACCGCCGGCGATTTTTACGACCCGGGACCGACTCGTGACGCCGCCCACTTGATCGCAAAAGTGAGTGTCAACAGTCGGTCAATCCCATCCTGGGTGATCAGCTACAACAACGCCGTCAATAGCTCGTCCTGCACTATCGACGGGCTCGGTGTGGCCGCGGGTCTGGCGCGATGCAGTCGCGTTGACATCGGCGCGAAGCAATATCGGGGGTCGGTTGAGTTTCGAACGCTGTCTTATGAAATCCACATCCACCGCGAAGGCTGGGAGCTGTCGCCATTGGATGCGGGGTTCAACAAAAACGAAGGAGGCCTACGCCAAAAGATATTACTAGACGGCGATAAGACCGAACCGACGCAGCCCGTGTTGCTGGATGGATCCGGTGGAGTGTTGGCTGACCCAACGCCGGCCACTGCGTATTTTGCCGGGCCGTTTAAGATCTACCACGAGTTGCCGTTTTCCGCCTTGCCTGGAATTTCGTAATGGTTGACGGTTTTCTGCTATCGCCCGAGCTGGCCGATCAAGTGCAACGCGTCGTGAAGCGTGTGCTGAGGGAAGATCGCGGCGGTGCACCAGTCAGCAGCAAACACGGCGGCCCCACGATTTCCCGACACTGGGCGGTGTTGGATGGCACACTGGACAAGGCAACGAATGGAGCCACAACGCCCAGCACGGCAGAAGCCACGCTGCTGAAAATGGACAGCGACGGCAACTTGACACGGACGGAAACCGTGACGGTTACTCACCGGTATGAACACATTGAGCTGGCAGAAGACACGCTGGTTCGGATCGAGTACACGGCGGGCGAGTGGATCGTTGTCGCAGCGGACTGTGACGCGATGGGGAGTCCGCCATCATGACTTTGATTGGCAGGTGTTGCCATTGTCGTTCCGACTCGATCAATCTGAAAGTGTACCATGCGGGCGACGGCCAATTGCGATGGAATCGCGACGTTGGAAGCTGGCGAATAGACCGAAATGGTGATGTCTGGGGATTGGTCTTCACGGAAGGAAAAACCCCACAATCGGGGGTATCGGTTGGCGGCAGCTCGCAGGAGAGTAGTCGCACCATGTTTAAGCCGACCGCGTATAAGGACAAGGCCACAGGAACACAGGTGTTGACGCGATACGCAGCACTGACGGGGAAAAAACTCGACGAATGGGAGACACCGGCGCACCTATCGAAGTTAATTCCTTTCGCAAGCGGAGGCGAGCCAGGCACGACAATCACGACCGAAGGGCACATAACGCAGAGCCAAAACACCCTTAGACGGTTTTACATGCAATATGGAATAAATCCCGCCGATGGATTGGCCCACTATAATATTGAGCCAGTATTAGGGCGGGGAGTTGTTGGGTTTGAGCTGCACATCAACTTGGACAGTGTATTTATTCATCGTGATGACGATGCGTTGACAATCCACGACAAATTGATGGAGACATTTGCGGATTCAATAACCCAGGTGACCGTGACAATGCCCACAGGGGACTGGCTCACAGGTTTTTTGATATTGGCGGTAGAGTATACCGATGTTGATGCTGCGTATTTTGATCAATGTACATACTACGGCGAAGAAGATCCGCCCGGCCAAATTGGATGGCGAATCGATATACCGAATCAAACTGTTGTCAGTTACGGGGCCGGGAATAAATTTATTCCCGGGGGACCATTCGAGCCTGGCGTAAGGCAATGGGGACTGACTAGCGGGCGATGGTGCGAAGATGGTGAGCTGGCAGGTTATAAAGGCTATTCAACGGCTGACACTGTAACTTTTACCCGACACAGTCCAATTGTTTATCACATCATAAAGGCCGACACATCAGTTTCGCCCTGGGTGAAAACGTGGGAATACGCGGTGCAGGAGGAGGGTGTTTCGTGGAGTAATGGGACGCTCGGAAACTGGGGACCGAGAAACTTGTTTGTGAACGGTGGTTATGTTCGTGTCTTACATGATTCGTTTTTCGACGGCCCGTATGGCAGCCCTGCGCAGCGATCGGGAATTTTTATGACACAGATTCCATATGATGGCAGTCAGCGCTACCGATTCACGGGTGACAATATCTTCCAGCCTGGCACCGGGCGCACATCGGATACGGCAGGGGGCGTGGTAACAGGGAAGCAAACGCAAATCTGGCTGTGGAATTATAAAGACAATCTCGATTCTTTGCAGGCTAATGGTGTTGGCGAACGGGCGGGATACAATTCCTTGCAGGAGTCACAAGTTTTGTACCGCGACGGTGATGCCGGAGTAGGACCGCCATTAGATTCTGCAACGCCAGCTATCGTACACGAGCAAACGGCGATGTTTGGCGGAACAATGATCGGCCACTCCAGTTCGGGCCTGTATTACTTGGGGACAGATGAAGATATCGTCTATGACTCCAGTTCCGCGAAAGTTATCCGTAAAGGCCCACAACCCACGATCGACGGGGTAGACATTGGGGCGGATAAACTTCCAGCGTCCAGCATTTTTCCGCCGAACAACCAGTATCTTTTTCATTCGTATTTTTACGAAAAGCAAGCCAATAGAAGGTACAGTGAAATTGACTGGGCGTTCTACATCACACTCGGCTTCTTGCCGGGATTGATAACACCCGAAGCACAAGCGGCAGCGTTTCCAAACGAGCCTGATCCTGCTAACGGCGCTGCTATTTCGGATTGGTTCAACGAAACCACAACAATCGAACAGGTGAATGCGTCACTACTTAATACGTTTGGGACCGTCGCCTATACGAACGGCGGCGCTAGCACGAACTATCCAGTCGCTAA